GTCTAGTTGGGCGGCAAGTTGCTCAATGATGCTCTTGCCGGTCTGTAGGCTCTTGGCCCGAGCGTCGTGAGGTAGGTAGTGTTTGGCATAGCGATACGGCTTGTTGCGTACCACATCGGCAATAGTGTGGATGTCCTCGCCCGAGACGGCGTAAAAGTCTATGACGCGGATTTCCCCACGGGCGACTTGATAGAACCAAATGGCCGTGTCGTCGCGGAACCCCAAGTCCCAGCCCGTATACACAGGCAAGTTGGGATCGTATGGCACGTTGGTGATGCGGCCTTGATCCTGCGCTTCGCGCATTTCCTTTCCAAAAAAAGCACCGAGGATCGCAGCCTCAAAGCTGCACTCGTACTCCTGTAGGTACTGATCCTCGGCCAACTGCGCCTTTGCTGCGGCTAGCTCTGTCGCAGGGAGAAGCCCGCTGGTTGAGGCGGGAAGGCGCAACAGGAACCACTCGCTAGGGAGACGAGTGGCGGTTTCATATATTTCCCAAAACTGGTTCTTTCCCTTTGGTGTACCGGCAAACACGCCCCATGCCTGCTTGTCGCTCATGGCCGGTCTAATTACGTTCCCAAATACGGACGGCTTGAAGTCGCCATACTCGTCCATGTAAACGCCATCAAAGCCCAATCCACGCATGGCATCAGCGTTATCGCCACCAAACAACCGTACCTTTGCCCCGTTCACTAGCTCAATGGTCAGTTCCGACTCGTTAACGTCCCGCGTAATGGGCTGGGCGTAATACTTGAAATAGTCCCACGCCACCGCTTTTGCCTGTGATCGGTACGGGGCAATGTAGGCGTATAGCGGGTTTGGTGACTTGGCAAACATAGCCGCTCGGATAATGTCGTTGACCGCGGCAACTGTTTTGCCTGCGCGGCGATGAGCTACCAAACACGCCCACCGCTTGTTGCGCTCATGAAAGGGCATAAACACCCTTCGGGGCGCGTAAGGAATAACTACTGGGGCGGCAGCCATGTAATCACCAAGTCTTTACCGTCTGCCCCGGTTAGCTCGTTCTTTTCCCGCTGGCCGAGGTATTGCTTCCCAAGCCATACGAGCATCGTGGTGTTGCCGTCCTCTAACGCCCGCCATTGGTGTCGGCGTAGCGACATCTTGCCGTTCTCAATACCGCTTTTATAAATCTCTAAAAACTTCTCATCGTTGAGCAGCGTATTAACGTGACACCCGAGCCAAGCAGCGATCTCGGCCTGCGTACATTGGATGCCCGCTAGCTTCTTAACCGCCTCGTAGTCAATCTCAAAGCGGGGGCGACCGCCGCCCTCGCCTTGGTTCCCTTGTTTGGGTTGGCCGGTGCGCTGGCTAATGGTTTGCTCCTTGCGACGATTTCTCATGCCGCGGCCTTAAACGGTTCGCCGGTGGCTTCTAGCACGGCTTTCTGGCCGGTGAAATCCTCCCAGCGCTTAACGATCACATCAACGTACTTGGGGTCTAGCTCCATGATGCGAGCTATGCGTCCGTTCTTTTCGGCTGCAATCAGGGTTGTGCCGCTACCTCCAAACGAATCCAGCACAATATCGCCGCCCTTCGTATTGTTAAGCATTTGATACTCAAACAACGCGACGGGCTTCATCGTCGGGTGTTCGCCGTTTCGGGAAGGGCGATCAAAGTTGAGGATGGTGGTTTGCTTACGGTCGCTTGCCCATAAGTGGCCCGCGCCCTCTTTCCATCCGTATAAGCACGGCTCATGCTGCCAATGGTAGTCCTGCCGTCCCATAACCATGTGACTCTTTTTCCAGATGAGGCATTGGCGCACTTTCCAGCCCGCGTCGTGACAAGCCCCTCGGAAGTTATAACCCTCCGAGTCTGCGTGCCAAATGTAAAACACCGCACCCGGCTTCATTACCGTATCGGCTGAAACAAAGGCATCGCGCAAAAAAGTCCTAAATTCCAAGTCGCCCATGCTGTCGTTTTGGATTGTTAGCGCGTCTTTGGTTTTGCCCTCATATGCCACGTTGTACGGCGGGTCGGTCAGCAGCATATCTACCCGCTGGCCCGCGCACAAAAGTTCTACTTGGGCTTGGTCAAGGCTGCTGCCGCACATCACCCGGTGTTCGCCGCATACCCATACGTCACCAAGGCGCGTGACAGGCTCCACGGGCGGCTCTGGCGTATCGTCGGGGTCAGTTAGCCCTTCCGTGCCTTTCTCGGCCAGTAAGGCGTCTATCTCGGCGGTGTTGAAGCCCGTCAGGTCTAGGTCAAAGTCCAGCGCTTTTAGGTCGGCCAACTCCAACTTCAGCATGGCCTCGTCCCAACCGGCGTTAAGGGCAAGTTTGTTGTCGGCAATGACGTAGGCCCGTTTTTGGGCGTCCGACAGGTGGGATAACCGTATGCACGGCACCTCGGCCAGTTTCAGCTTGCGAGCGGCCATAACTCGCCCATGACCGGCAATGATGCCGTTGGCCTCGTCTATTAGTACCGGGTTGGTAAACCCAAACTCGCGGATACTCGCCGCAATCTGAGCAACTTGCGCGTCGTCGTGAGTTCGGCTGTTCTTAGCGAACGGGATCAGGGTGGCGATCCCAATTTGCTCAATTTGCATTACGCACTATTCCTGCTGCTAATGGCTTTAGCCTTGGCTCGGGCGTCCTCCTTGCTAGAGGCCCCCCATGCCTTGAGTGCAAGGGCTAGGCGTGTGGGCTTACCGTCCTTTGCCATCGGCCCCGGCATATTGCCCATCCGTGCGAGGAAAGAGGCTCGGCGTGGATTGTCGCCTGACTTGACCGGCGGTTTGAGGGTTCCCCCCGTCTCGGCTTTGTACGAGGCGCGACCCTTGGCGTTTAGCCCGCCCTTGGGGTTCTTGCCCTCGCTACGAGTCCACGCGGCGGTCATTTGTTCTCTTTCTTGGCCGTCTTGGCGCTTTCGCGGAACGCCTTGGCAGTCGGTGCGCCGGGGTCACCGGGCTTACGCATCTTTTCGCCCGAACCGGCTTTGATGCGCTCCTGCTTTGCCAGAATGTTGGCGTAGAGTCCCGGTTTACGGTTCATTTAAAACGCTCCAGCTTGTAAACCAATGCGCTGATCTCGCCCACGATCTCGTCAATGATGTTCTGCAAATCGGTGTCTTTCGGCAAATCGCCTCGGATGCCCTTCACAAACGTCAGCAGGCTGTTGGCGTACTCGGCGGCGTCCTTTTGTACCTTAAACCCATCAGGGTAGTCGGTCAGCGGGATGATGCCGTAGTGGCCCTGATACGCCTCGGCGTATTTATCGGCCAAATCTACGATGTTTTCGTAGTAGTGACCTAGGGCTTTGTGGCTCGCGTAGCTCGCCGTCTGCAAATGCAAAAAATGCGTTGCTGTTGCCGAGTGCAACAACACGCCAACAAATTCTGCCGCGTCTTTGTGGGACATAGAGCCTCCCGTGGTGAGGGTATTTTAACGCTATTGGTTCGTCAACTGCACTAATCCGTGCGGCACGATTAGCGCCAGCGTGCTCTCGTCGGGGATGCCGTGCCGCTCCAACACCTCACGCTCTGGCGGGTAGACGAGCATCGCACCCTGATAGGTAAACCGCATCGCATTGGCGACCCCTTTCTCAATACCCTCAAAGTCATCCAACGCCACGATGCTTTGCGAGTGCAGTAGGCGACCAATATGCCCAAGGTCATCGGGTTCTAACCGACCGTCAAGGAATAGCAGGTCAATGGCGGGCTGGAGCTTGGCAAACATATCGGTGCTGCTCGTCATCGGATACTGGTTCACCTTGAACGGCAGTTTCACATCGTTGCTGTAATCGCAGGTGTGTACTTCCGCACCGCCTGACACCAAGGCAAGTGTGGATTTGCCGATGTAGGTGCCGACCTCGGCAACACGCTTTGGTTTATACGCCTGCACCACGGCATACAAACACCAGAACGTTGCAAAACTCACGCTACCTGTTGGTTTAGCGGTAGCACGCAGCGCATCCAGCATATTCAGTTGCTCCACCCACGGTGCTTTCGGGTGGCTCACCACGTTTTCTAGCAGCGTTTCCCAAATAATTCGGCTAGTGCGTTTTCTGTTCAAATTAACCATGTTAAATTTCTCCTATGTCAACCTTTGTGTTTTTCCATGTCGGCGCAGACATCTCCCAGCCGACTGCAATGGTGGCGTCCCTTCGTAAACACAACCCGGGCGCTGAAATCATCCAAGTGACCGACAAGGACACCCCGACCATACCGGGTGTGACTTGGGCGCACCCCACCGAGGGCAACCCCGAGTACCTGATGCTGTGGCGCACCCGAGCGTTTGCCGCGCTGCAACTTGCCCAGCCAGCCCTGTACATGGACACCGATATGCTGGTGCGTCGTCCCCTGCATCCCGAATTGTTGTTGGGCGATGCGGTCATTGCCGTGACGCGCCGATCCTTCCAACGTGAAGCGATCTTTAACGCCAAGCAACGCGGTCAGGATTACTCGGAACACGCGGGTAAAGCGTTGGATGTGGTGTACCCATACATCGGCTGTTGCACCATCACCCCTGACGGGTTTGCGTGGGAGCAGTTGGCCGAGATGTACGACCGGCTGGAACCTAAATACAAAACTTGGTACGGCGACCAAGAAGTGCTGCGGGAGTACGTCAACCGTCTGCCGCCGTTTGTCGTTGCGCACCTGCCAGAGCATCAATACGCCTGCCTTCCCGAGCATTTTGGCGAGCATCCAAACCCCGTCATCGCGCATTACAAAGGCAACCGTAAGGCACAGATGTTCACCGACGCTGCTCGGGCTTGATCTGTTCTTCGTATAACGCCCACAGGTCGCGTACAGCCGTCTCGGGGTCACGGGCAACGTAATGCTCGCCCCTCGCCCCAAAGACCGCCTTAAACGCTTCCTGCGCCTCTCGTAGCCGCCCCTTTGGCATCTTGACCTCTACCCAGCACACCCACGGCAAGCCGTCAGGGAGTGTGCGGGTAACGAGTTTGTCGGGTATACCTTGGCCTGCCTTACCGTAGTCCATGACGGTAAATCCCGCCTTGCGTAACGCCTCGGTGATGATGGCGTCGTTGGCATCACGGCGGGCAGCGTGTCTCATCGCTTAAATACCCACATCTGGCGGTAGTAACGCATCTCGGTAAACGCACCGACCCCGTGATC